TGAAGGTGACTCCTGTCGTCGGATTCCCCTCGGCGACGGGAATCACCAAGCATTGATGGCCGGCGGTCACGGAGGCGGGCAGCGTGACGGTGAGCGTCGTCCCAGGCAGGCCGGAGGAGTTGCTCCCGGTCGTCGCGATGGATTGGACGTACCCAGGCGCGGCCCCTCGGGAGACGAAGCGGAGTTTTCCTCCGGATTCGAAGGCGTCGATAAAGAGGTCGCGGAGAATATCTTGCAAGGCGGCGGCGGCGGTCCCTGGCCGTTCGATCAAATAGCCGGCGGGATTTCCGACGACTGAAGCGGCGAGCGCGGAGACGTCGACGAGCGACGAGTCGAGTCCGGCACGCGCGCACAGCGCGAGGATAATCGCGGCGAGATTCGGCGCGGCGCTAGGAATACGAAACCTCCGCGCGGAGATTCGGAATCCGGTTGCCGAAGTTCGCGAGCGGGAAGTCTTCCCAGACGGCGTAGCAGAGTCCGCGAAAGGCGGGCGTCTGAGTGGCGCCCATTGCCCCTTGTATCAGCGGGTCGGGATTCTGGGTCTCGTTGCCAGGATAGAAGCTCGGCGCGGAGTAATAGACGGCGAGCGGTTTCCAATCCGAAGGGCTCGAACTCGGGCGGTCTCCGGAATTCGCCTTGATGCAGGCATAGACAAGCGCGTTCTGAGGATTCTCGGAAGCAAGGCCGGGCTCGACGACCTCGGCGCCCGGTTGGTATTGAGTCGAGGACAGCCAGAACGGATAGGAGGCCTGCTCCCAGTGAAGGCTGTTACCGGGCGGCGGAAGTCCGGTGTTCGAGATGACACACTGAAAGAGTTCGGTCAGCGGTCCGGTTCCAGGATTGTAACGATAAGACACGATATCGTCGGGCGAATAGGTCGCGGTCGGAGACCACGGCGCGACGATCCCGAACCCCTGGCCCCCCTTGTAAATCAGTTTCGAGTCTCCCCAGAGTCGGGTGATTTCGCCCGGTCCCTCTCCGAAGGCGGCGGCGAAACTGGACGAATAAACATAAGTCTTCGGAGCGTTGCCGCCCTTCGAGGATGCCTTCTCGGTCCGGTAATTGATTCCGGATGACCAAATCACCTGTCCGCCGAAGCGGACGACGCCAAAGCCAATCGGAATCGGGGCACCATCGGCGGCGGAGGATGCTTGCAGGTCTTGCAGCGGCGCGGTCCCGACGCGCCCCAGGTAGCCGGCGCCGATCGAGAGACCGATCGAGATGGCCTCGAGTCCGATAGCCCAACCGACCCCAGGCACCAGCATGGCGGCGGCGCCGGCGGCGACGGCGCCGGCGGCGAGGGCGATTCTAGCCATCCGTCAGGACCTCCGGAAAGCGAAAGACGCCCGAGACGCGGCGGAGCCAGAGGTCGTCAATCAAATGCTCGACGACCTTGTCGGCGCCCGAGTAGGCGTGAAGCATGGCGACGGAGGTCCCGAGCCTCGTCACAAACGCGACGTGACAGGGAATCCGAGGCACGGAGAGGACGAGGACGTCGGCGGGCGAGAGGAGGGCGCGGATCGCGGGCAGCGCATTCGGTTGGCGGAGCGCGAGCGCGGCACGGATATCGGCGGTCGGAATCTCGAGGAGGCGGCGGCGCACCTCTCCGAGGACGAAGCCGTCGAGCGGTTGCGGGCCATATTGAGTGTAATCGTCGCGGCGGATCGGGACGCCGAAGACATCGAGCGCCCCGACCTCCTCGGCGACGGCGAGGAGGAGGCCAACGCAATCGAAGGCGCGATACCGTCCTTGATGACGGAGCGGGCACCCGAGGTAGGAGCGGGCGCGAGAGATGATATCGGCGGCGGTCACGTTGCGACGGGATAGTCGAGGAGTTGATCCATACCAGGGATAAAGGGCTCACCGCGAAAATTGACGATGTTCGAGAACTTGTTTTGACAGTTGTCGATCGTCTTATTACAGCCAGGCTCGATCGTGAAGGCGTCGCCGGCGGAGGGCAAGACGTCCGGCGGTATCGAGGTAAAGAGCGCGAGGACGACCCCGTCCCAGGATTGAATCTCGGCGACGAGTCCGGAGGCGGCGCCCGAGGTGAAGGTAATTAGACCGTCGTTGAACCAGCCGGCGGCGCCGGTGAGTCCGGAGGCAGGTTCGAAGGTCCGAGAGTCGAGGACGGCGGCGAGGGTCCCCGTCTGGCGGACGGTCACGACGTCGAATTTACAGAGATAGTGCGAGTCGAGGCGAATTCCGTTTAGCCCACTTCCGAAGGGCGCGCGGCAGATCGGACCGTAGGTCGCGCCGATGCGCGTCGTCAGCTTGTGAGTCAGTCCGCGAATCTCGACGGTGAACATGCCGCGTTTCATCTTGACGATACCCAGAGTACCGCGACGGAGCAAGACGTCGCCTTGCGTGAGGTCCGCCCAGTTAACGATGCGGATCGTAATCGCGGCGTCGTCGAAGCGTCCGGCGCGGAGATCGGATTCGGTGAGCGAATCGGATTCCAGAAAGCCGGTCACATCCGTGTTGTCGACGGAGAGGTCCGCGCGTGCGGCGGTCGCGGTGTTTGTGAATCCGCTCGAGGCGAGATAGGTCGTCGGGCCGTCGCCGTCCGAGGCGTCGTAAACGATCGCGACGTCGTGAGTCGTGAACCCGAATATCTGTCCATCGGTTCGTTTCACCTTCCAGAGGTAGGCGAGGGTCGTCGTGTCTTGGGCAAGGTGCGAAGCGAGCGCGGTCGAGGCGGGCTTCAGAGCCGCACCTCGACGAGGGTTATCGAGTTCCAGGAGACCAAGGGTCCCGAGGTCGCGAGCGCGGATTCGTCAATTTGCGCTTGAAATTCGTCGCTATCGAACCGCACCGGATGATGAAAATCAAAGTCGGCGGAGATGACGTCTCCAGGCGCGGGCGCGACACCGAAAGTGAAGACGCCGGTCGTCGCGTTGAGCGTATAGGCGGAGGCGGGCTGAAGCGCGGCGTTTTTGTATACCTTGACGGTGTTCGAAAGGACCGATCCGCGATAGTCGGTCGCGGGCGGCGCGATCGGTTTCGCGACGGTCCGGACGTAAGACCGACCGGCGACGGTATAGGTCCGGATGAGTTGAAAGGCGGTCTGACTGCCGTTGCCGATGGCGATTTGCTGCGAGCGCGCGGTGTAGTCCTTATGGTCTTTCAGACGGAAGGCATCGGCGCGTCCGGAGACGGTGAGAAAGAAGGTCTCGAGGAGTTCGATAAAACGGTGACGATCGGCGCCGAATTCGGAGGGTGTCTGGAGGGAAACGGTCCAACGGGCGCGCGAGTTAGCCCAATTACGGTTACGTTGCTCGTAGCCCGAGAAGCCCTCGTTAATGGTCGTCGAGAATGCGGGACCTCCCAGGGCGCGATAACTGAGAACGGTCGGGAATTCGCATTCGAAGAAAGCCATTAGCCGATTCCGCGCGAGCGGGCGTAAGCGGTCGCGAGTTGATTGTGAAGGTGCGTCATTATTTGGCCGCTCGAGCGGCGGAAAGAATCGGCATCGCTCACGCCATGTAGGTTGAAATTGACCACGGTTTGATGCGAGCCAGGAACCGAGAGGCGCGGCGCGACGTGCCCAGGCTGGCGCGGAATGAAGAATTCCGGATGACGTTCTCCGACGACATAGAAGCGCCCAGGCACGACGTCGCCGCCCATCTGCATCGACCCTCCGAATAGCGTCGCGAGCATCGACGTGAGTCCCCCTCCGCCCCCTCCGCCTCCGGCGGACCCTCCGTCCCCTCCGCCAAGCGCGCCGAGGCCTTGCGGTCCGCCTGTAGTCACGTCGGAGACGTAAAGAGGATTCGAGGGCGACTCCCCAGGCTTCGAGCCGGCGGCGGGCATACCAGGGACCTTCATCCCGAAGACGGAAGTTAGCTTTCCGACGATTCCCCCGGTGTTCTGTCCGACGGCGCCGGTTATCGAGTCCGAGAGCGAAGCGTTCGAAACGTCCGAAACATAAAGCGGGTTTTGTGGCGAGTCCCCAGGCTTCGCGCCGGCGACGGGAATCTTGAGGCCGAATTTCGCGGCGATGCTGCCGGCGACCTTGCCAAATAGGTCTTGGATCCCCGATTTGACAACCTCCTCCTCGAGCGAGGTGAGGAGTTCTTTCCAGTGGGCGTGTCCGGTTACGACGAGGTGCGCGAGTTGGCTTTCGACGTCGTCGAGCGCCTTGAGGAGCGAACCGAAGACCTTCGCGCCGAGGTCCGCCCCCTGCAGGCGAATATCGTCGAGAAAGGCGCGGAATTTATCGCGGAGGTTTCCAACCTGCATCGCGGCGCGGTCCCATTGCGCGGCGAGTTGCTGTTGCACGTCGTAAATCTGTGCATCGACGAGCAGCGTCGATTGGCCGGCGGCGCCGAGCGCGTCACGGATATCGACGAGGCGTCCGATTTCGTCCTCCTGGAGTCGCGTCAGGCTGTAGTGGGCCGCCTCTTGTGCGGTCTGGGCGTCCGCTTGGGCGGAGGCGAGGGCCTCATATTGGTCTCGCATACGGGCGACCTGGTCGGGCGTCGCGCCCGGGTGCGATTCCTGCCAGTGATAGGCTTCGAGCGCGGATTCGGCCTCGGCGATCGC